GTAATTTTCTTTTTGCTACTTCTATAATCTTAATCTTATGATCTTCTGGTAATGTTTTCCATGTATTTGCGTCAACAACTTTTTTCGTTTGATTAAAAATACCTAGTTCATTCTGAAGCTCAGGATCTTGTTTAAGCATTTCAGCTGCAGCTGCTTTGTGTTCGTCATTGTTATCTAAATCTAATGATCCTCCTGATAAACCTGGTGTAGGTGTTTCGAACAAATAAGCCTTTAATAGATCATTACATAATGAATCAAATGATTCTCTAACATTAATATTAAGTGCTGTTAAATGTTTTTGGGCTTCTGTTTTGGTTTTATGGGCCTTATGGTTTTTCTTTTTGCCTGTTTTTGCATTGACAACAAAATATCCAGATCCTTGTTTTTTGATCTTATATGGCATATTAAACCTCTCCTCCTGGTAAAAGATCTTTTACTTTTCTTTGAATTTCATCTAATTTTTCCGGTGTGGCTGATTCAGTATCAGTTACACTAGCTGTATCAATAATTTCTTGCAATTTATCACCCAAAACGTCACCTTTTGTTGAATTCAATTCACTGGCAAATGTTTGTCTTAGAATACTCACAACATCCCTAATCATATCTAACGACCCTTTAATGACTAAAGAAACCTTAGAATCTGTATCTTTTTTAAGAATATCTATTTCATCGGGTTCAGCTGCTTTTGGTTCTGCAGCTGCAGGTAAAGCTGCATCTGGTTGTGGCATGGGTTGTGGCATGGGTAATTCGGCCTCACCATAAAGCTTTAATTTTTCATTTACTAGCTGTGTAAATTTCATAAAGTTTATTTATGATAATGTCATTCTCAATTGTTGATCATTATCTAGAGATTTTGATAAGTGATAAAATCCACCTTCTTTTAAAAATTTTTTAATGTTATAAATTTTATTAGAAGTAATATTACAGCGTTGCAAATTACGTTTAATATCTAAAAGATCAGTAGTCTCAAGATTATTAATATTATTATAATTAATATAACAAATTTTGAATTTTCGTAATACCTTATTAATTATAATATCTATATCATTTAAATAGCAACTATCTAAAATCTGTAATTGTAAATTATTATAATTTAATACAATTTTCTCAGATTGGGGATTTTTAATATATTGTAAAATATTATTAATAATAAAATGTGTAATTAATCGTTTACAGTCACGAGATTTAAAATTAATAATAATATTGTTATTATGGAAATATTTAAATATATCAAGTTCAGCAATATTAATAATATTAATTAAGTTATATATTTTAATATTATATTCACTATATGTTACACTCTCTATCATCGAACCTCTATTATAGTTAGATCAAGAGTCTAATTATCAACCCGGTATTTTAAACTTTTCTTTTAATTTTACCAATTCTCAGGTTAATGATACCATTATAATATTCATCACTCATGAGGACTTCTCTGTCAAATTGTTCTTTGGCTTCATAGTAAGCTAATTCACTTTTACTATCACAGAACCGAATTATCTCAAATTTAAATTTATCTTTACCAAATTTTTCTATATCACTTAAAAGTTCATTGGATGAAGACATATATTCTTTCCAATCTGTTTCGATAACAAAATGCCTTTTATTCTTTTTACCTTTTAACGGTTTTAATTTTTTAACAGTCTGCATTTGTTTTTTACCAATATATTTCTTATTAGAGACGGTGTTGGTTATTAGATATACAAAACCATAGGCAGAAACAAACGGAACAGTACTTTCCCAGTGTCCAATATCCATTATAAGGTCCTTTTGAGGTTTCTTCTCTGGAATCGCGTTTTGCGCTTTTTACGTGCGCCTAAGGGCTTAGCTATTACTGTGCTACCCGGATTATAAAAATCTTTATTACCTACAGCACCACCCATGTTTGTCTCAGAACCAGGTCCTAGGACATCAGCTGACATCATTTCTAATAATTGACGATATAGTTCTTCAAAGGACCTTGACATTATTGAATTTTATTTATCATTATTCAATGGAGTTGTTAGATCGTTACATTAAAGAAATTGAAGCAGATCTAGTACTTGATGAAATGAATATTAGAGATGTTCAATTAAGACTACCTTCTAAGAAACATTTTTGGGTAGGCCGTTTAATTAAACATAAGATTGAAATCAATTCATTACAAAGACAAAAGGATGAACTCAAGAAAGGATTAATGGAAAGAGTTATAACAGATGCACCTGTAGCTATCTCAAAAATAACTGCTGAAAAGAGAATTGATGACTTTCAAGAAGTAGCTCTTTTGAATAAGAAAATTAAAGAACTCGAGTACGTGGTAGAACTTTTAGAAAAGGTCGAAAAGAATTTCAATTCTATGACCTATGATATCAAGAATGTCATTGAAATCCTTAAGTTAGAACAACAATGATAGAAATTGATTATAATGTCAAAAAGAAGAAAGGTATTATCTCTGGGGATCACTTTGATTTAATTAGAGAACATTTCTCAGTAGAAAATCCCGCAGCAAAATTCATGAGGTTTAATCGCTTCATGCCAAAAAGACTTTACTCAATAACACCCACCGGATTATTTGATATAGGCCTAATCAATGAAATAAAACAATTTCTTTTCAAGAATAATTTTTCTTCTGAAATCCATTTAACAAAAGCAGCTAAAGATGCTTTATCTCCTAATATTGTATATCAATTTAAAAATGATTATTTTGAAAAATTTCCTTTAAGAGACTATCAAGAAGATACCGTAAAGTTGTGTTTAGAAAAAGGTAGGGGTGTGGCTGTTCTAGGAACCGGTGCTGGTAAGACATTGACCATGGCAACCTTAGTGCAATCTTGTTGGCATCCTTCTTTTAAATGCTTAATCATTGTACCTGATCTTGGTCTAGTAAATCAAACCTATTCAGATTTTAAAGAATATGGTGTCACATTTTCTATGACTAAGTGGACTGGTTCTATAGAATTAGACACAACAGCAGATGTTGTAATTGCTAATACAGGTATTATTCAAAGCCGTTTTGAGGACAGTGATTGGATACAATATGTTGACATGGTAATTATTGATGAAGTTCATAAGGCAGGCAAAGATACTAAGCTAACAAAAATATTACAGAAGATTCAAACTAATTGCAAATTCGGATTCACGGGAACGTTGCCTGAATCAAAAATTGATTCGTGGAATATCATAGGAAAAATAGGACCGGTTTTAATTACAAAGAATTCACATGAATTGAGATTAGAAAATTATCTAACTAATGTCGAAGTAAAAGTATTTGAATTAAATTACAAAACAAAACCAGAAAAGATTCAAGATAAACAATTTGCAACAGAAGAATACGCTGCTGAAAATGATTTCATAAAAACGAATCTTTATCGAAACAATACTATTAAAACTATATCTGGTAATTTTAAAAACAATGTTTTGATTATGGTTAATCATATTGATCATGGTGAAATTTTAGAGGCTACTTTATCTCAATTGACTGATAAGAAAGTATACTTCATTAGAGGTGAAGTAGAAGTAGAAGATCGCGACAAGATTAAACACATCATGGAAACAGAAAACAATGTTGTTTGTGTAGCCATCTCTTCTATCTTTTCTACTGGGGTCAATATCAAGAACATACACTTAATCATCTTTGCAGCTGGCGGTAAAAGCTTTATTCGCATTGTACAAAGCATTGGCCGCGGTTTGCGTAAGCATGAGAATAAGGAAAAATTGATTATCATAGACTTAGCTGATCAATTAAAGTATGGTGAACAACATTCTTTAAAACGCCAAACAATTTATAAAGGTGAAAATATTCCATATTCTATCCACAAATTGGCTGAAAAATAGTAGATAATTAATTGGAATAACTTATTATTGTCAAAATAGGTTATGGCAACGTTAACTTCCCAAAATAAAAAAGAAACAAAGGCTAAAGTAAAAGCCGTGCCAAAAGTTGGCAAAGATAAACACTATGTAAATTGCGAAGAATTAAAAACAGCAATTGCTGAATATTATAAATCAGATGATTGTTCTGTTTTCTTGTGCGAAGCAATTAATAAGATTGCACAAGGACTTTCATTCTCTCCTTCATTCATCAATTATTCTTATAAAGAAGAAATGATTGGCGA